CCTGATGCACTGCGCTGGCCAAAAATACCTGGCCGATAACCGCCAGATGTCCCAAGTAATGAATTTAATTGGGGATTACTTGCAGCCTCATATTGCTGCATTTGCGCCATGGCTCTTTGATATGGAGTCAAACCAGTTGACAGCAAACCTGTCGGCTGTACTGGTGGTGGTAATGATGTCCAGCCACCGCTTGCTAAATAATCTTCGTTTGCCATTTATAAGTCCTTGCACAAGATGAACCATTTCGGCTCGTAACCTTCATCCTTCAAGAATGTCCTCTCCCAACCCTTACGGCCTGCGAGTGACACTCGGCTGCAACCTATGCTCTTACCCCATTGCTCGATCAAAGGTCGCATCAATGCGAGTTCATCTAGGTCGCCACCAGCAAGGAAATAGTGCAAGTCCTTTAACTGTGGGTAGACAATGATCTCTGTCACCACTGCTGAGTCGCGGCCTGGCCAGAATTGAAACCGTCCCGCGCGAATCCCTTCAGCAATATCCTCAACTTTATGAGTTCCTCCTGAGTATTCTAGTGCCGCAGCCACATGATGGCGCAACCTCTCAAAGTCTTCCTCGTCACTCAACGCTTACCCATCGGCACAACATCAAACCTATTCACTCCCACCCGCCAATCATCCAAAACTGCGCCGGTGTACTTGATCTTGACCTGACGGCCAGAAAACCGCACATCTGTTGGCTGTGCCGCTGGATACGGTCCATGGCTTGTTTCAGTGGAAGTCGGATACATCCGTGACTTGAAACTAATTTGCACCTCGCCCAGCGTCTGCTCGTCCGGTATCACCTGACGCACCGCCATGATGTTCTCTCCAACACCAATCTCATATGGTCCAGACTCGGCATAGACTGAGCCGCCATCGTAGGCATAGCCAACTTCGTGCTCGTAGATGTAGCCATCAGTTGACACCATCAAAGGATTCAAAAATACACCCCTGTCAGTTCCAGCCGTTCGGGCAATGTTGCCAATGTTCCAGTGCTGCTCTCTGTAGTTGTAGGTCACATAAGAGTCAACCTCAACAGAATCCTCTGATGGATAGAACCACCAGATCTCGCCATACTTGGAGCTGTGGACTGCGTAGATCTTCGATGCCTGGTTGTAGTTGATGTCCTGGAACACAAAGTCAGACACATCACATGGCAAAGGCTTGACGAATCCATCAAACAACCAAAAGCCAGACTTAGACATCCACATGGCGGCAGTATCAATGGCCGCCACAGCTTGTGCCGCAATCAGGCCACAGCCAGATCCAGCCTTCTCAAATGTGTAGACATAGGGCAGGCCGACATAGTTGGCGGTGTGCACATCCACATCGGTAAACAGCAGGTTTGTGCCGCGCACCTTCTTGCCGGCCAACAACGAACCTACAGTTTGCAGCTCAAAGTCGCCAGCCTGGTTGGTGGCGGCAGCCGTCCAAACCGTGTTGTCCTCCTGATCGCACCAAGACACCTTGCGCGGGTTGCCGCCAGCTCCAAGCGCAAACAAGAAACGCTCGGCAGTCGATAAAAGCGCGTTGTTGTTAACAGGTGCATTGGTGATGGCGGCCGCAATAGTTGGCGTAGAAAAGCCCAACTGCCACTCGTACAGCTTGCCGTCATAGTCCGAACAAGCCACCAGGTACTGGCCCCAGGTATCCATGCTCCATGTGGTGGCAGGAGACAGCGTCCCAGTATCTGGGCGAGGGACGCCGTATGCGTAGTACCCATAAGGCGCATAGCCGTAGCCTGTCTTCACGGTGGCGTCAGCGTCACCAACAGACAATCCTGATGGCGTGATGTCCTTCAAGACGCCAGTCTCGTTCATCACATAGAGCTTGGACTGCGTACCAGCAGAGATCCAGCGATCTCCATCGTTGTCGCGCCAGGTGATAAAGCCACGGCACTTGCCAGTCATTTGGCTCTCAGAGCGTTTGCGCCAGCCGCCAATTGGACGCAAAGTATTCTCAAACCAGCGAACTAGGTTTGCGTTGTACCAGCGGCCAGCAGACTGGTACTCAGTACCGTTACGGTACACGCCTGGTGGAATTTTTAGAGGAATAAGTGCCATGGCTGAATTATGCTGTTTCTGTTGACAAATTGGACACAAGGCTCAAAGTGGCAATGACTGATGGGATGGCTGGCCTAGTCGGCGAAGTGCCTGCCGCATAGTGCTCAATCGAGACGCCAACATCTGACGGCCTCCACATGATTTGCAAATAGTCACTCGCTGCCAGGCTGGCAAAGAAGTTCATTGCGGCAATGATATGAGATGGGTCGCCAGATGACTTTCTTGCAGAGAGTCCAAATTTGCTGTTTGACTTGTCAATGTCAGTGCCATTTTTTCTAAACCACACGTCCACATCTTGCGCATCATTGGTGGTGTTTTTGAACTGGATACTGAATTGCAAGTTGTAGATGCCAGCCTGCGCCACATTCAGCCTTGACGAATCAGACAAGGTGACACCATTGCTGAAGTCGGTGGTGTCAAATGTGACGGCATAGGCCGTGGTGGTGCTGGCCGCCGTCTGGTCTGTGCCATCCTGGAACGCGCCATATGGGTTGTTGATGTACTTCCCACCGCGAGGGCCAAACAGCGCACCAAAGATATTGCGCAACTTGACAAAGTAGACATTCAAACTTCCATTGCTCTGAAAGAAATACCGAGGGTCATACGCCTGACTTGGACTTCCCAAGTTTGGCGGTGCTGGTGTATCAATCTGCTGATTTAAGTTTGTAGCCATGAGTCAAATTATGCGACTAAACCTGGCAGGTATTGCGTCTTACCTGCAACCTTGGTGGCGGTCAGCTCTTGCTTCTTGAGGTTGTTCGGGTCGTATGACACATGAACCCAGCCGCTGTCAGGGATGCCTGGTGTGTAGAACTCCAAGATGAGCTGGGTGTAGTCCAAGTTATCCATGATGAATTGAGCAAGCTCTGCATTTGCGACACCTGGGATCTCAATGTCAGCCGCCATGCCCTTGCAATGGTCGCTGGTCTTAGACCCGCCGACAGCCGCATTGGACTCTGGGCTGCGATAGGCAGAGTTCACCTTCACACCCTTGCCGTAATGCTCACGCACAGGCTGTAATACTTTTTCGCACAGTAAGCGCAGGCTTTCTGTTGCAGCTTCGTCTGGCGTATTTTCCAGACCAAGGCGCATGGCGGTTTCTGATTTGCACATTTCGTGCAGGGAGAAATTAGCGGAGAGTTGTGTCATTTGATGCCTTTCTGTGATTCAAGAGCTTGGTTATAGAGAGAGATGCAAGAGTTGAGCTTTTCAATGGCTCTGTTACCTTCCTCAGTCAGTTCGAAAATAGCTTTTCCAAACGCTGGGTCAAGTTCGGTTCGTGCTTCTCCTCCACTATCTCCGGCGGGAGCGGGGGAATCTGTGGAGGCTGGTATGGCGCAGGTCGTTTTGACAGGAACCCGCAACTTGTAAGTGCCACTGTCAATAGCAGCATTGCGCTCTTTTGCAGCCAACTTGGCTTGTTCATGCGTTTTCCTTAGTGTGTTTGCGGTTGTGTTTACGGCGGCAGCGAGCGCCTGTTCCTTGGCCCTGGCCTGCGTGTTGAGCTTGTCAACCTCGGCCTGCTGCGCCTTTGCCTCGTAGTGCTTGCCAGTCCAGTATCCACCGCCAAACACTAACGCTAAAGCAAAAAGGCCAGACAGTAGGTCCTTCATGGCGCTGGCGGCTCGTTGTCATTGGCCTCTGCCTTTGCAACTGCATTGGCAACAGCCTTGATACCAGAGCGCCCAGCAACGCCACCCAACACGCCAGTGATGAACACCATGATGGTGCTGATCTGTTGCGTGTAGACCTTGTCGATTGGAGCCATGTCTTTGACCATTGGTTGTGTGACGTAGGTGACCGAGTAGAGGAATGCAAACATTGCCCCAAACAGAATGGAAACCAGCACGACGATGACAAAGGCCCAGACTCGGACTTCAATCTCTTCGGCGGTCAATCGGGAGGTGGGTTTATATCCAACGGTAGCCATTATTTTTTCTCCTGTTCTGGCGGTCTAATTAAGTTCTCAGGGCATGTGCCAGTGGCAGTGCAAATGGGCGGCTTGCATTCAGCGCTTTCCCAGTTTTTCGGATCTTGGCAAGGATACCGAAAGCGGTCTTCGCACCCTGTCAAAAACAGGATTATCAGAAATATTCCCAGGCTCTTTGTCACGCTTATTCCTTTCTACTTCTCGTCTTAACTTCTCAACCTTTTCCAGTTGAGTCTTGACTTCATGCTTTGCTTCCAAAACATCCAGGTACATCATTCCCATGACTGGCAATAGAAGGGCGACCAGCACACATGCAGCAATCCACCCCATTAAATCTTCTCCAGTCTTGCGACGAATAGGAACCATCCCCACAGGTACAGGAGGAGGATAAAGGTTATTACGAGGTACGCTGACTTTGCTTGGAAGTCTCTTCTTTCCTCCTGCCGTTGCCATTGCTTGAACCTCTCTTTGGCCTCTTCCTTCAGTCTGGCGTTTTCCTGCTCCTCTGAAATTACATCACGCATCTCAAAGACTTTGGAATACAGCGCACCCATCTCGGGTGGTGACTGGTAGACCATTGTTTCCCTGATTGTCACTTCCAGTGCTGCCATCTGGTCCATTGCCATAACCCTTTTGAGGGCGGCTTCCATCAGGTTGGCATCAGGGTCGTAGACGCTTTTGCTCTTCTCTTCTTCTTCTCTTATGTGCGCAGCCAACTGCTCCTGGAGCTTAAAGAATTCTGTGAGTTGACTGACGACATCGGCCATGACTTTGGTTTCGTCAACGGCAACATATTTTTCTTTCTTCTTTTTCGCCACAGGCTGGGGGCTTGTTGGTTTTGGCGAGCCGCCCAGCATTTTTGCCAGTTTGCCCCAGAAGCTGTATAGCTCCTTACCAACTCCAACAGCCTCGTCAACCGTTGCCTTGATCTCCACGAAAGATGTCTTTGCTTGCTTGTATAGCTCACAGCCTTCCTTGATGGCGGCGACGCAAGCATTTGCAGCAAAGAGGATGGAGATTGGATCAATCTTTAACTCTTGTTGAGGAAGTTGTGAGAGATGAAGCCAACGACTGAGCTGATGCCAGACACAATGGCCATGCCCATCCAGACCCCACCCTTGCCTTTGTTGACCAGGGCAATGAGTTCCTCAATCGACTTCTCCATCTTGTCAATTTTCTTTTCCAGGTTGTCTACCTTGGCGGTCAGGACACCGTAGGCAATGGGATCGATCTCACTCATGATTACCTCGTTGTGATTGCTGGTGGCATTTGCCGTCTGCGAGCAAGTTCGGCAGATTCATTTTCATTTAGACCGCCACTGTATGTTCCAGCACTAAACGCAGTGCCCAAGCCTGGAATCATGCCAAGCAAATTAAAAATGGTTTCACGCAATGGCGCATCATTTCCTGATTTTGATTGCTGTGCGGCGTTGGCCATCTCAGCGGCAGTCAATGCTAGGCCAGCTACGCCACCAACTTTGGCTGCTTTACCAAGCTTGCCGTAGTTTTCTGGAGGCTTAATTCCACGACTCTTGGCTTCTTCAAAAGGAATAACAGGGCCAAACATATCCTTTGGATATTTCTCTTTGTATTCTTTGTAGAGCCTGTATGCGGTTTTTTCATCTTTGGCTGGCTTGCCTTCATTGAACTCGGCCAAGATTAGCTTTCTTCGTTCAGGTCCAGCAGTGTTGT